CGACCATAAAAAACCGTCCTCTAATGGGACGGTCTCATTGGTTGATTTACGTATTAGTTTCATAACACTCACATCGCTCGTTTTAGTTGCTCAAGCTCACTAAGAAATTCATCAAAATTTCCTTGGTTGCTTTCAGTGACTGGTACGCTAATGGTTCTACCATTGATGGTGATATTGTTCTGCACAACTCTCTCCTTGGCTTGCTCAACAGTAGCCGTAGGTACCGCCACATTAACTTCAGGTGCCAAAGCATTTACTGATGTACTCTTGGTTCCAGACTTTGCGGATCCTTGACCTGCCATATACCGAGCCAGCAACTCCTCAACTTTCTTGGTACCGAATGCAGAGGTTTGACCATTGCTCAACAACTTCTCAAATGCCTTGGCTGTGTATTCATCACCACGTGCACGTGCATCCATTGCCTTATTCTTATCAATTTCCAAACCTTGATTAAGAATGTTTTTGGCAATCTTGGCGGCTTCGGCTTCGTCATACCCCATACCAGATAGCTTAGATTGAATATCCATCACATTGTAAGTAGTGAAATCAGCACCTACACGTTGAGTCTTATTCTCCTTCTCAGCTTTAGATCGAGCATCCATCATCTCGTTCCATGCTTCGATTGAACTTTGGGCTTCCTGTCTTGCAGCATCACCCAGTTCACGGTATCCACTGATCGCTGATCGGGCGGAGTCTCCAACGCGCTCATTCGCCGAAGTAAGGTCATTCATCGCAGAGACAGAAGCCTTACCTGTTGAATCCACTTCAACTTTCATATCCAGCATTCTAGCTTGTGAAAGTATCGTACTGTCAGCAACCCCTTTATTAGCAGCTATCGCTTTTTCAGCATATTGCTTAAACGCTTCTTGCTGCTGATTTAAAGTTGCTGATCCGCTACTTTTAAGTGTTTCAAAAGCCTCTTTGTATTTAGCTGCAACCACCTTTAACTGTTCAGGCGTTTCCATTCCGAATACAGAAAATGCTTCCGCAACTGAATTAACCCCCGCAGTTGCTTCATCCGTACGCTTTTTTAAGTCAATTAGTTGCTGTTCAGCTTGTCTAAGTAGACCATCAGCAACCTTTTCACCTAATTTAGATCGCAGGCTTTCAATGCGTTTTTTTAATTCCTCAATCTCTTGCTGATTAGTCGAAGTATCAATGGCATTCGAAATGCTGGCACCCAAAGCACGACTAACATCAACGCCTTCACTTTCTAACCCCCCTAAGTTTTGAACCAATATGCGCACATCGTTATTAGCTTTGGTGAATGCCTCTGTGGACTCTCCCTTTAACTCTTCGTAACTTAGTCCAGTACGGCGAATTGCTTCGTCCAGTACCGCACCTTGGACCATGGCGGCAGATTTAACCGAGTTGGCATATTGGACATGAAGAGAACTTGCCTCGGCTTGCAACTTGGTTATATCGTCTTGATACTTTGCAACACTTTTTAACCAAGCCTGATATTCCATATCTTGATTGGCTTTTTTCCAGTTATCCAGCTCAAGTTGCTTGGCTTTAACCTTGGCATTCGTTGCTTCAATCTGCTTTTCAATGTTGACTGGTATTGCTGCAAGCTTCCCTTGAAAGGCGACCAGATCCTCATCTTTAAGAATGCCAGATAAAGCAGCTTGGATTTGCTCTCCAGTGGCTTTCCCCTGTGTTTGCAAGGCGATAAGTGCTGTAATGCCATTATTGATACCAGTGGTCGTATCAAAGTTAAAACTCTTGGCGATGTTCTCCAAGACATTAACAACACTCTCACCTGCCTTTACCTGCTTATCGAATTCATCGACCATCAGCTTCGATGCTTCGTTTAAGCCGAGTGCAGCATTTTTTGCAAGTTCAGTTGCGGCAGCTTTACGCTTATGAGCCTCAGCAGCCTCTTCAGCCTTTTTCTTGGATGCCTCTTCTTGAGCAGCTAGTTCCTTTTCTGATTGCTCTAAAGTCTTATTACCATTTATTAGCAACCAACCCTTAGCAACCAATTCACCTATTGCCTCACCAGTGTCAACAAATACATCTTTTACCATTGATCCAGTAACAATCACGGCTGCTGCAGCGGCACCATAAGCGCCAAATCGTGAAATCACCCCAGTTAAACCAGATGACATTCGAGAGAATGTCGGGAGTGCTGTTTCAACTGATGCTTTGATACCTGTATGTGCTACAGCATTTGCTCTGGCCGCATTTGCATTAGCTAACTGCGCTTGAGTATTAGCAACTACTGCAACGGTTTCTTGCTGAACAGCTAAACTTGCAGCACGAACACTATTTGCCTTATCAAGGAATACAGCAGCCATACCTAGAGCTTTGTAAGCAATGAATGCTTGAGCTGCAAAGGTGAGCGTTGAAACCAGTTGGTCGAGATTTTCAGCGATATATTTAATCGCCTCTGCTACACGTTGACTGATGCCGTGTGTACGATCAAGTTCACCAAGATAAACCATCCATGAAGTTTTTAAATTCTCAGTTGATTTACCAATCGTTAATGGGAACTTCTCAAACTCCGCGCTAATGGTCCTTGTTTGACTAAGTAATGCCTTAGTCACCACATCAGTTGTCAGCTTCCCATTATCAGCAAACTCTTTCAGCTTACCAATCGTCACTCCCAAGCCATCTGCGATTGCCTCTGCAAGTCTTGGCGCCTGTTCGAGGACTGAAGCATACTCTTCCCCTCTGAGAACTCCCGCTCCAAGTGCTTGATTCAACTGAAATAGTGCAGCCTCAGCCGATTCAGCAGAAGTTCCACTGACTTGGATTGCCATGTTAATGACTTCGGTAAGTTGAAGTGCATCTTTCTGAGTAAATTTGAACTCTTTACCGGCTTTTAATAACTTGGCATAGAGATTAGCTGTTGCCTCAAGATTTGAGTTTGTTCGAATTGCGACTGCAATAACATCATCTAGAGCTTGCTCTAAATTCCCATATTCTCCTACTGCAATTTTTAATGTCGCTATCAGGTTTTTATAGTTATCGGTAGTTTGTGCCATTTCCTGCGCGGTAACACCAATACCCAAGGCAGCTAATGCACCTGTTAGCGCTGTAAATCCAGTCTTAAGGCCTTCTATATTATGAGCTACAGCTTCGGAGGTTGTTCCTGTCTCAGCAAGCTCTTGATTCGTCCCTTCTAAAGCATGATCTAGGCTATCAACAATTGGAACTGCCTGCTGAGTTACAGCCCTAAACTCACTCATTGAGTTATCAGCTAAGCTTAGTGCACGCTCTAAGCTAGTTACACGCTCTTTTGTAGCATTTAACTCTTCAAGAGTAACGTTATCCCCAGCATCAATCAGCGCCTGCCATGCATTGCGTGCAGATAATAACTCTCGCTCCAGGGCATCTATTGCAGCTGCACCAACTGTAGAGATTCGCCCCACTTCCTTGGTTGATATAACGGCCCCATCACCCATGCTTTCAATAGCACGCGTAACATTCTGAACCTCGGTAGTTATTTCCGTTAAATCTACCGTGGTGAATCTCTGTAATTCAGCAATTACTTCACTGGTTGCTTTGTCTAAGCCTGTCATAGCATTGGTTGCGACAGACTGGTATGAACCAAATGCGGCCTGAACATCTTGAATAGAGCTTTTAAGATCAGCTACTCGATTAATGGCATTACTAATATCCGTTGGAGATGCTTTTGATTGCGATAAGCGAACCAATTCAGCTTGAGCCTCAACCAATTCATTATTGAGTGATGCAACCATTTGTTGGCTTTGCATCGACATTTCACGGATCTTCGTGCCGCTGATTGTGCTTTTGTCACCTAAATCGGTAATCTCTTTGGTTGCTTCATGCAAACCCTGCACAAGCTCGGTTACTTTTACCTTTTGAGCTTCGCTTTTAATGGTATCAAAGACCTTAACCGTAACATCTTGGGCTTGCTTGGTGTTCGATACATAATCCTTGGTGTCTGCATCCATCACCAACTTAAAAGTTAAATTTTTTCCAGACATAGAAACCTCAAATTACGGGCACAAAAAAACCACCTTTCGGTGGTTGATAGTTATAAAACTAAAGATTATTGCAGAACTGTATATTCAACTCTCACTGTCCGGTCTTCTACAATTTCATGATGAAGCAATCTGTAGTGTGGATTTTCAATAAAAAACTCATCCATTAATAGCATGGCTTCCCTAAGTGTCTCTGCTGAAAAATCTTTAGTGATAACCATGGTTGCTTTACCTTGGGTATTTCCCGTTGGTAGAGCCTTTACAATCGACCTCAATCTTATCCATTGTCAGGGTCTTTCCATCAGGCATCATTGGAAATTGTTTTAATGATTGATAGTGCTCCATGCCATCTTTAAAGCATTCAGAATATAGGTCTTCTGAGCTTTTAGGTGGTAAAAAACTACCTGTTTTTATAAATCTCTCAACACCAACATAAACGATCATGCATAAAAATATTACCGCCATGATTCCGACAACAATGCTGCCAGTCACAATCACAATCCCCATCACATCAAGCTGAAAATTCCGATCTTTGGTATCACGAGCCAATGATGGAACTACTCTATCACTCCCACAGTTTGAACAGACACCCAACCCAGTCCTACGCCAGATTTCATAGATCACACCAGGAACAAAAAAGAAAATAAGAAGAACAATAGTAATTAGAAAGTTGCCACGATTCTTAGACCACCCTATGTGGCCACAGTTGTTGCAACTTACGCACTTATTTGCCACTTAGTTACCCTTATAAAAAGTTATCAAATTGCTTATGGGTTATTTGTCTTTATCACTATCTGTTTCGATGGATGCCCCGCTAAAAATTTCAGAATGCATGCATGTATAATAACCAATATGGTAACACTCTATATTAGTGTGAATTTTCTTATTTAAGTACAAACCACTAACCATTGCAAACACAAAAGCACCTAACAAAATCCACCACTTAACAGCACTTGTGTATTCCGTCGATTTTTTTAAAGAGCTTACCCAAGTAATCAAGACTATCAGCACGCTTAGGAAAGAAATCAGAAGTAAACTAACAACAAATACCAATACAGGAAGATCAAATTCAGATTTTAACAATTGGACTGTAGCATTTGTTAAGCTAATACCTCCAAATACCGTAATGATAATAGATGCAAAAATACCTAAAATTGTTATGTAGTTAACTAAACTGTTATCAAAAATATCTTCTGCTTTTTTTGCGACTTGTTCCGCATTTTTGGAAATCTTATCAGCTTCTTGTGCCGTATTTTTTGCTACTGTGGAAGTATTGCTTGCCTGCTTCGCGATACCCTTAGCATCATTTGCTATTCTTTCAGCATTTTTAGCTGTTTTAAGCATGAATTTCTTTTGCACAAGTACAAGAGTTATGTGCATCGAGAACTTCTCGTAACAATCTAAGATATGCTGAATATTAGGCAAGTACCAATATTCCTCTCTAATCTCGTCCGCAACAGTTGTAACAAAACTCTGAAATGCATTGTTATGGATGTCATCAATTTCATGATTAAAAATTAATTCTGAAATATCCTTGTATGGAAGTTTATAGAAAGTCTCACTTCCAACCTCACAAATAAAAGAATCTTTAAAAAAAACAAATAAGAAAGCTGCCTCACTTACAACATCTCTATCGTTAAATTCAGCAGCATTCAGATGATAAAATATTAAGCTTTGTAAATCTTCATTGGTTTCCATTAATAATTTCCAAAACGACTAAATTGTTTTGGCTGCTTTTAATTCTTCAAGCGTATACGTCAGCTCCTTGACGCCTGCCATGATGTCATTTTCAAAATTCTTCCAAGCATCTTCTTCGTGAGTCATCTCAACAAGATCAAAAGCCTTCATCTTACTCAGTTTTGAAACCACAGTAATAATTGTGGACTCGATTTCAACGTCGTTATGAAACAAATTTGGATTGAATTCAACCGTAGCTCTACCAAATACTGCTTCTGCTGAAGATGATGTCAAAATGGTTTTTGGTGTGCTTATGTGATTAATACCATGGGTCTTAAATTCATGGTAAATCTCTTTTACCACTGGTCCAAATTGCCACTTTTGAAACTGTTCTGGAAAAAGTATTGTGTTGTGTTTTTTTAGGACTGCTGTATATACATAATATAAAATTTTATGGAGCTTTAATGGGGTAATTATCCCCAATTCATTTTTATTAACAGACCAAATAATGTAATTTGCAACATCAATAGCTTTATATTTATTCATCCTTTAACCTCACCTATCTAAAAGCCTAAAAACAAGAAATGTAAAATAATTACTTACATAGATGGCGATGTGTGACGTTTCATTTTTAAACTCAAAAAATTAGTGAATGTTTAAGAAATTTCAAGAAAAAATGCTTTCTTGAGCGTTAATTAAATATGAATTAATAATTGAATGCAATCAGGAAGGGGAAAAATATATAGCCAAAAACTTATATAGACCGTTCTGTCACCCTGCATGTTATCTAAGAATTGATACAATAGATCTTTATTACACATTCAATTCATCAACAAAACTTTTAAATTGCTTCGCTGCTGCATGCTGAGCCATGCGAATAATATTGGATTGAGTAGCAATGCCTTGCTTTTCACGTTTCACTACTGCTTCGGTATAAAGCTTGAAGGCCCCATAGCTCATATTCATGATGCTTTCATGGCTATGGCCATTCGATACCAACAACTGAAATGAGTCAAACCAAGTTGAACCCTGATCGTTGGTTTCACCACGCTTCTTACGACGTTTTGATTTTGGCTCTTTATCAATGAAATAAGGCTGATTAGCTTTCAGAGCTTTTTCCAGTAGTTGAATAAATACTTCCTGATCTTGAGCCGCTTTTAAAATCGCTGGATGGTCCAGATCAGTAATCAACTGAAGCATCACTACACATTCAATCAAATGCTTTTGCATCAGTTTATTGAGAATTTCATCTGAATAATCACTTACATTGCCCAGCGCGTTCTTAATGGGATCAGCTGCACCTACCCATAAGTCAAACTGACTCATCTGGATTTGCCGAACCTCAAGCGAGACATCATCAATTTCAAGGCTCAAGCTACGGTTCGCTGCAATAAAGAAATCATTCATGATGGAATCCTAAAAACAGGCACAAAAAAAAGACGCTGATGCGTCTGGTATTCTTTGTGCCTGTGAAACATTAAGCGGTCACGGAGAAACGATCAATATGGCCGAAGATACTCAACTCTGCATCATTTGCCTTTGTAATATCAGCTAGACACTCGCCTTCAATGTTGTAGCTGGCAAAGTCTTCATGAATTAAGTCAAACTCCGTATCCGGTGAAAGCTCAAGACGCCACAATGTTACCGCAACCTTGTCACCCTGATAGGTATCCACCCCTTTAAAGAAGAAACGGTATTCGTCTCCAACATTATCAGCAATGGTGGTTCGTGTGATTGCTCCAGCACTACCAGACCATTTCACATCAGTAATATCTTCATTAAAGATTACTGTCCCAAAAACTTCATCCAAGGTGTACTTATCTGCTGTAATTGCGGCATCAGCAGGACCTTTGAATGTTACAGCAGTAAGGTTTCGAATCCCCAGGTCAACCATCTCACCTGCTTTGACCGCACCAATAAGCTGATCAGCAGGAGTTGAAGCTGCAACTTCAATTGATTGACCACTCAAAACCATTGCTAGGTTTGCTTTGGTCACTTCTTCCAAAGTACCACTAATCGAAACACCTGTTTGTTTGCGCAGTACAGCGTCTTTAGCACGCATACCTGTTTTAGATTCGTAATGGTCAGTTGACTCGGAACTAATTTGAATCTGAAGCTCTGGTGTGCTCCCAACGGGTAGTAATGCTGCGGGCTGGCCATTAATCATCTTTGCTAAAAACATTTCCCCTTGTAAGGAAATTAAATCAGGTTTATTCGCCATCAGCTTTTACCTCTTTTGCTGTTTTGGTTTGTACAGCAGGTTTAGTCTCAGAAGCTTCTTTCACCTCTTCAATCACTCCACGCTGCAATAAGTCTTGGATCTGTGCGGCGGTCAAACTACCCACAATATCCCCAGTACGAAAACGCCCGACTGGTTGCCGGGCTTTGTATTGCTTGGTCATATAATTTCCTATACGAATGTTTTTGATTCAAACACCAAAGTGATATACACACAGGTGGTCGAGTAATCTTCCTCTATGGCGACCAAATCCAGTGGCCTTACACTTGAATCTGGTTTCCAACCGCACAGAAGTTCCAGAACCTTTTGCGTCAATATCCCAGCGCGGTCCAGTGCTTCAGCACCATTGCTAAGCTGTGAAGCAGCATGCCGCTCAACAACAGTTACCTCCCATTGTTTGGCAAGCATGTTGGTTGATGATCGTCCCGCATCATCCACCTTGCGGACACGGCGGTAATACACTTGTGCATTTGGGGTCACCTGCGTGATTTCGGTGATTTTTGCTGAATTGGCAGGTGTATAAATCATCTTAAAGTCAGCAATTTCACTGAGCTTATCCGCTATTTCAGTACGAACAGCAAAGAAGTTTTCTGCATCACTCATGGCTTAAATGCTCCACAATAATATCCATCACCTCGTTTTCATCGGATTCCGTGAGACCTAAGAAAGGACGACGAGGCATATTGACCTTGTACGGCTTACCCATGGTTTCCTGCATGAAGTTGGATCTCGATTGACGTACAAATCGATTCCCAACAGTACCGTCACGCCCTTGTCGAAAGTAGGTTCTTCTCATACGAGCTTCATGATGGATCTCGCCACCAAAATGATGAATAGCTGCATACTCAACGTCTGTTCCAATCTCAATACCATTTGAAAGGACGTTGTGAGTAATGGAGTTCATCAAACGTGATGTATCTCGGAGAGTGGTCCCGCCTTGGCGAGCTACACGACCAGAAATACGCCACTTGCCTTCTAAGCCTTCACCCACCATCCAACGGCGTCGAATGTTGTTTGAGACTGTAGAACCTATCGCTTCAAATAGTTGCTGCTTAGTTTGATCAAGCCCTGAGAATCGCTCCAGCGCTTGTACAATTAAAGATTCACCATCTGCCTGAATGGTGATGCCAACACCAGCCATAAGCACCTCACTTGATGCTAGGCATCATGTCTAAAGTTGCATCACCAAATACACCACCACGATATGTGCTGCCGATCGGCATCGTTGCTGGTGCATTCACAGGCTTTTCTTCAGTAACTTGGTTTTGATTATCGAGAATGGCCAAGACATTTTTTCCATCCCGAACACCTTTTAAGAACTCTTTGGCATCTTCATAGCGCTTCCGAACTTCTTCGGTAGGCTGCTGAAAGTACAAACGATAGCGTGCAATATCACACGCTAATCGTTTTAAGTTGTTCGGGGTGCTTGGTAGTGGCAGTGTGTATTTGGCAGCAAGATAGCTGTCAATTTCTTCACTTGCGTCTTGTATAGCATCTTGCACTGCAGTGCCTGACGAAGGATGCATACTTTCCAGTTGCTCGATTTCATCTCCAAATCGCTTGGTAAGTTCTTCACGCGTTGCATACATGGATCACCTACTTATTTTCAGTTGGCGTTGCTGTCTTCTTGGCTTCAGCAGTAGCTTTTTTCAAAGCCGCTTCTGAAGCATTCAGGGATTTCTCCAAACCTTCAACCTTCGCTTTCAGCCCTGCATTTTCTTGTTCAGCCTTATCCTTAGCTTCAATCAGCTTAAGTTCATTCGCTTTCAGCTCTGCGACTTCTGCCGTAAGACTTGCTAACTGAGCCACGGTACCATCAGCCTTAGGTTCCTTGGGCTCTTGATATTCTTCAATAGCCCCAGATACTAAAAGGGCCTGAATGCGGTCATCATTCAAGCCCTTGATTTCATCACCTGGCATAAACTGCCCGATGGATTGCTTTGCAATGTACTTTGGCATATAAGCCTCCTTAAACAATAAATCCAGTACCGCCACACACGCCATTTTTGTTTGATGGCACGGCGAGTGGAGCAGATTCTGTCATTAAGAAAATCCCACTTGGATCTTCGTTATACCATTGGCGGTCAAAGTACTTCTGAACAGCACCATTCGCTAACATGTTCTTGATTTTGCACTGAGCAATCGAACCATTGAGATCTGAAATCGCCCCAAAATAATCATCAGGAATAAAGCGTTGTACACCAGATGATAGGCGGTATGTAGCATCGAATACCCATAACTCTTTTTCATCCAAGTAACCTTTGAATGATGCTACCTCTTGAACATTCAAGCTTGGCTTGTAAGGAACAGCGATACCCGCATAAGGCTTAACAAAACGTTCTTTGAACTCTTCATTGGCTGATAATGCGATCCAAACCTTTCCAGACATCAAATAAGCTTTTGAGCTACCACCATTAGCATCAAGCAAGAGTTTTTCAATTGTCTCAATATCAGTTACAGGCTTAGCACCTGCTTGGTTCCAAGGGGTAACTGGCGTAAATGTCAACGAAGCATCTCGCTCATAATCAACTAAGTTGTATTCATAATCATCTGATTGAAGAACATACTTGCCGTTAAGCAACAACTGAGTGGCCATTAACAAAACAGAGTTATCAATTGCATCATGGTTGCGTTTCATTACGGCGATCTGTGCAATCATCATCTTTTCTTGATCAGACAATTGCTGACTGCCAGTAGAGATGATACCTGCAGTACGCAAACGCTCCATTAAGGCTTCATCAAAAGCAGTTGCAGGAGTCACCATATTTTTTGGCTTGTAATAAGCGGGTTGTACGAATTCAACTTTAGCAGCGCGTTTAGTATCAAAAGGCTTACCGGGTTGATGTGGTGAGACCAATGGCGCTAAATCGTGCACTGTATTGATTTCTGCTAATGGCACTTCATCGCGATCGAATGATGGGCGATTCGGGAAGAACTTATCTAAAAGCCAAGTATCCATTGGCTTGTAATTCGTATGAATTAACGCAAGCTCACCAACATCAAGTAGCTCAAGTGGTGCGCCATTAACTGTAAATGACTGAGGCATGTTTTAAAGTCCTTATACTTTTGAAAGTTCAATGTTGTTTAGGGTTGCCTTCGCACGTGCAGCATCGTACTTAGCGGTTACAAGATATTCACCAGAGAGACGAATCGCTTCCACGCTAAAAACACCTCCGAAGTAGATCGGAAGCTCTACGCCATCAGCTGCCATTTGTGTAGCTTCGACTGCTGTCACATCACGACCACAGATCACTTGCCAAGTTTTTTCATCTGCAGCGAGATCAACCACATTTGCATCCGACAAAGTCAGCAAATCACCAGCCTTATAAGCCTTGGCAGCGGTAATCTTTGCATTAGCACGGCGCAACTTTTCAACATCCAGAATGAATGGTCGTGTTTCGCGGGTCACGCTCCCTAGATATGTTTTTCCGCTCATGAATTAAGCCCCTTTGTTTTGTGATGCGAATGCTTGTGCACCAGATGTGAAGCGATGCTGTTCATTGCCGTTACCACCTTGCCCCTGCTGTCCACCCTGACCACCTGTAGCTTGATGGCTAAACAAGTGCTGTAAATGAGGCGGAACTGCGTTGGTTTGCTGTTGTTGCTGACCTGCAGGTGGTGAGGCAGGCTGCTGTCCTGAGAACTGTTTTAACTGCTGTGACATAAAGGCGAAAGTCGCATCATCCATATTGGTATATGACGTTTTTTCATCAGCACTGAATTGCTTATTCAAAGACGTTTCAAGCAATTTAATGTCTTCTTCACGCTTATCCGCTTTGAACTTTTTCAGCTCATTCTGTGCAGCATCGCGTTCTTCTTCTGCTTTTTTCTGTGCGGCTTTCGCCTGTTCGAGTTCGGTCACGTCCGTTTCCTCTTTGGTTGGGTTGGGGTTAGCTTTGCCTGAGAAGGCTTTGATTGATGTATTGCGGTCAGCACCTGTAGAACAGATCGTGAACTCACGAATACGGTTTTGTCGGAATACTGTGACTGGACCTTCAAATGATTGACCATTCACAACCACTTGTTTACCTTGAGCCACCTCTTCGATAGAACCTGGATCAATCATCATGGACATCTGAAATGGAAACCCATCGTCAGAATCCTGTACGATTTCTTGTGCCTTGGTATTGGTTAGAAAGTCTCCTGATACATTGATTTTTCCGTTGGTATCGACTTCTCGTACCACACCGATGCGACTTGAACTGAAGTGTTCTTCAAGCAACGCTGTAGGTCTATCGATCTCAATACCATCAAGATCAAATACAACTCCTGAACGCCCCCAGTACCAATGACCATCGACTCGCCCACCAGCATAAGCGGTACCATTGAATTTCCGCTTTTGCCCTTCTTCTGCTTTAGGCACCTCAATGGCTGATGCATTGAATAGGTATTTCAAGCGTTCTTCATTTTGTTCTGGCATTTTCATGCTCCATAAAAAAACCGCCCCAAACGGAGCGGTCTATTTCAAATAGGCTTAGACTTTTATTGCCTCAGCTTCAAACTTTTTCACAAATCTCTTGGCATCATTATATTTAATGCCATCAATCAAGAATTTGAGCGCATATATGAAAAATAAGATTGGCCATATGATTAGATTAAAAACATAAAGATATTGTCTAGATTCTAGACTGGTTGAATATGCCTCGGTATACCAATTTATGAATAGAAAAGGCATTAACCCCAAGAGTGCAAAGCAGATGTATCCTAGAGTAAATCGAATAACTTTTTTACGAGAATGCGGGAGATGAATTTTTAAGATTTCCCCCTTAGAGTTCCGAACCAATTTAAGCTCATCACGTACATCTATATATTTAGCAACCCATTTTTCCATATCAATAAAGTTGTAAAAATATAAAGCCTCAAAGTATGTAATTTTTTTGGTTTCAAATAGTTGCTGAGCCATTCTATCTTTTACGAACATAGGTTGATTAGAAGACAAACTAATTTCAAACTTTTCTGCAATATTGACATCTTCAAGATAAAGATCTTTAGGATGCTTCTTAGATGAGCTTTTCAAAGTCCAAAAGGCAATCAGTAGAGGCACAACAATTGACCCTAGAACTGATAAAATAATTGTGGTTAATTCCATATTATGATTAGTAAGTAAATTGTGAGCCTAATCTAATATAGAAAGTTAATTACGCAAAGCTTTAAGCAAATAAACCATTTTCCCCTCCGCCATTTCCACAGAAACAACTTCAAACGACAACCCTATTTCAAACAACACACCTTGCCCCGCATTGAGCTTTTCAAGATCAATACCCAAACCTTTTGCATTCTCGATTTGAATTACTATATTTGACTGTGCACCTGTAAGTAGTAACGGCGAATCCAAGGTAATAACTTTACCCACTTCAAGCGAAGCCGCATAAGCCAGTGTTGTAGATCCTGTAACTAGATCCATGGCATTTGCAGATACAGCCTGAATCTTGGCCATATCATCTTTGACCCAACGCTTAAGCACTTCCTCTGCCAGTGAGATAGCAGGTTTCTGAACATAAGCCGTTAATGCGGCATCATTCCCCTGTACATAATCCACCAGCGTTTTGATCGCGCTTGGTCTAAGTGTCGGATCAAGTGGTACCACGGTGTCAGCAATCGTGTTGAATAGATCTCGACTGGAATCATTCATTGGAGATAACAGGCTCAACAACTTCTTGCTTGCAGTCCATTCGGCTTGTATTGCTTGTTTCTGCTCAAGCAGATATTCCTTATCCAAAATTGAGTCAGCAATCTTTTGATCCACTACGTCCTGCATCTCACCATAGGTCAAAGGACTGGTAGACCACCCCATATCTGCGGCGACTTGAGGCAAGTCTTCATCAGAAGTAATGCCAAGCTTTTGAGCCTCCTTCTCGGTCAAGGCAATCACAGTGCACCGGCACATAAATCCCCACGGCGGGTAGTACAACAGCCAAAAAGGATCATCAATATGCCGAATGATTCGATTCAATGCCAAATGACTCGGACGCACCCTTGTGTCATCAATCGCTGAATACATCAAATAAGGTCGTTTTACCTTATTCTTCTGCTGCTGTTGCCAACGTCCGTGACCATAAGCTGTCTGGATATTGGTGCGGAATACATTCTTGAGATAATACTTACTCAGCACGATCTCATTTTCTTCAACTAACTTCTGGAAGTCATTGAACGTTCCGCCTTCAGCCAAAGTCTTATTCAGTGATTTAATGACTGTCTCAACCTGCTCAATCCCAGACAGAAAACTCACTGTAGTCGCCAATTGCCGTGTTTTGAGATCCATTGAGTAGAACTCATCAGGCAATACGATTTTTCGAGACTGAGCGAAATGCAGAGCCTCTAAAAAAGTGATTGGTTTCATTTATCCCCACTTGCCGTGACATACCCCAGCACATCCGCTGCATACAGTGCCATTTCAAGATTGGCCGTAAATTGACTTTCGCTTGCACCTGACATCAGCCGCATGAGATTGAATGCCAAAGCCTCAGGCGTCTCACTGGACTGAATCAGCTCATTCACTTGCTTCTGATCCAGCAAATCTATTGAGCGCTGGCCATCTGTAAGTTCTTCAACTTCTTGCTGCTCGGGTGAGAGTTTCTTGGTACTGGCGGCAAAGCTAAAGGCTCTTTGTGGGAGAGCTTTAAACTGTGACGGCACGGCGATTTGAGGTGCATCAGCAACATCGCCATCTTGCAATCCATACTCCCGAAGGAAGTACTGATTCGTCAGGTTGGCACCTGCGTTCTTCAGCTTCACATCACGATCAGCCTTAGAGGCATTCAAGGATTTCTCATCACCTATGACGATGATATGGCGTTCCCAGTTGTTCAATGCGCAAATCGCATCAATCATCGCTTGGATGGTTGAGGTAATCATCCGAATATCAGCATCAACCTTATTATTCTGAACCTCTAAGTGCACCTCACCTAAGGCTCTAGATCCTGCTCCATCCGTACCACTTGTTAGGGTCTGTCCAAGCACGAGCTTTTGAATGCTTCGCTCAATCTTCTTATCAAAGCTCTCAAATGCTGTAGATCCACCGTTACCACTTGATGAAGCAGAAAGTACCTCCACCGACTCATTTTCATTAATCGACATGACCGAGCTTGCGTGAGCATTCAGCAGCGCCTTTAACATCCCTTCAACACTTTTACTTGATTTACCCACCAATAGTGGATTACCAAAGCGCTCTACAAACTTTGCCCAGAACTTTGTGGTTCCATTCTTGAAGAACCACAGCCAATACAGACGACTAAATAAAGCCTCACCATAGGGGTTTTCAAAACTTGGCTTACACTGCGTCAAGAAATGCTTGAACTGTTGATTGCACTCAATATCACGGCGCTGATCATTGTAGTTTTGCAGTAGCATCAAACGACCATCATTCTTAGGCTCAAACCACTGCATGGGCTTTTTACCCACCCATTGCCAGCCAATGAATGTGGTGATGTTGGGACCTTCAATGAATAACGATGGATTTTCAGGTTTGGTATAAACAGCTTCAAGAACTGAGTAGCCATACCAGCGCGCATCTTGAGTGCCTAAGACCAGTTCAGACCACCACTTTTTAAGTTCACTGCTAATAATTTGAGCAGGTAACCCTTCCGATGGTTCTAAGCGAAATGGAGCAGCTTCAAGCTTATCCTGACGCTTCTCAACGCACTGATAGATTTCATCGTCATACATCAATACAGATAGTCTATGACGCGGCACACCCGCCTTTCTTAACACCTCATCCAGATCAGGCATACGTGTCAGAAAGTTCAGAAATGCCATTTCAGCTTGCTGTGAATACAAATAACCCCCAACTGCTTGGGGATTATTCGATTCCTTCTTTTTGTCTTTCTTCGCCATAATTTAACCTGTCATTGGTGCTTGATAGTTCTGCATCACTGTTGCTTCTTCAACTGCATCGATCAGCGTATCCACTTGGTCATCGTGATCTTGCGTCATCGCAGCATTGAAGGACTCACACTCCTCAATGAATGCCGCAACCCACGGCGCATTGGTTGGCAGTAATACAAAACGATCATCTGGTTTATTTTCAAAGTCGTTTTCGAGTGGTACCTGAATGTCCATAAAACGTGTCAACTTGTCTGTGCTTCGCTGCACTGGAATAACTGGCACACCTGCATAGGTGCCGAGGTTTTGAATCAATTGGGTACCGTGCGCTTTATCCTCGACCTTCATCCAGCGTATAGGTCTAGTCTCGTAGGTATAGTCCTTATGCTTATCGATAAATGCCTTCGCTTGTCTATTCATCTCAGGGGCTTCCCATTTACCTCTGAGTAGATCAATTAGATAAAGTTTCCCATCATTGCCCAATCCAACCAAAAGAAACACGGTAAAGTCGTTGTGCTCTTTGATCTTCTGAGCTGTATCGACATAGATGGCACGCCACTGTAATGGCGGTAAATCCTTATAAGATCCAAACCATTCAGCCTTGATTAAGTCGCCACCCAGTTTTTTCGGATTCTGCATGTACTGGCTGCTGAAGGTATAGCGAGATACCGTTGCACCCTCTTTGTCTTGCCCACCTTTTTCAAGTTGCAGCAAAGATCTCAAGGTTTCTTTCTGAGGCCAGTAACTTTGACGTCCTTTTTCATCTTGCTCCACATCTCGTGGTACCAGTCGCTGAATATGATCGGGCAATGTCTCTATGTAAGCTTCATCAATCAATGCTGGAATAGAAACCTGCTCCCAGTCACCGGGCAAATTGCCAGTCATCACAAAGTTCGTTGGATCTTCAACATGTAGTCTTTGCATGATCATGATGATTGGTGTGTCAGACTTGGCTTTACGTGAGTTCACCGTATTTAGAATCTTACGGTTTGCTGAGTCGCGCTTGATCTTACTAAAGGCATCTTCAGGCTTAAGTGGATCATCAATAATGATACAACCCGTAAAGCCCTGTTCAGCTAAGGTACCTGCACGGCGACCAGTGACCTGACCACCCATCGAAGCAACGTAGATATGACCAACATCGTAATCATCTACGGTAATCTTCCATTCTTTCTTTGAGTCAGTGCTATTCGATACCTGTAGATTCCACATTGCTTGGAAGTCCTTAGACTTCACTATGTCACGCGCTGTATCAGACACCCCTTCGACCAAAGACTGTGAGAATGACAAATACAGGAAGCGAGAACGAGCATTAAGCGCAAGCCCTCGTGGTATCAAGTTTGTCGTTAATTCTGTTTTACCCGCACCAGGAGGAACGTTAATCACCAAGTTGGCAATATTGCCCTTGATTACCTCATCGATGAGCCATGCAACGTATTGGTGGTGCCAATTCACCATGAACTTGAAACCCATTCGAGGCTTAAAGAATCTTCGTGTGAAATATAAATGTTCATCCTCACACAGCTTTTTCTCTACCTGTGTTTGTAGATCCATTTAGTATTCCTCTTGGGCTTTCCTCACAGCTTCATTTACTTGCTCTTGGGTTGCTTGAACGGTCGTAGTTTGTAGTGGTCCACCATCAGCGCCAGTGATCTCTTGTTTATTGGTGTATTTGCCACCCATATCTTCGGCTGCTTGTTTAAGAATACTCAATGCGGCTACACGGTTCTTACCATGCTTTTGATATTGATTTTCTAAACGCTGCAAACGAACAGATAAATTTGCAATTGGAATGTTTTGAGGAGTGTCTAAGAATTCTTTGCGCGCTAATTCAAACTCACCCTTTAATTCAATGCTTAAATCTTTCCCAGCACGTTTGGTTGGGTCATAACTTTCAACCTGCTGTCTTGAAACATCGATGTTAAATTCTTCCTTGACGAGGGTCACTGTTTCTTGTGGGGTATTAAATACCGCAAGTGACCGCACTATAAAGTATTTTTGCTTTTTATTAAGTGATGCCATTTCTCTCTATCCGTCAAGGTACGTCAAGGAAGACGGGCAAAAAAATTAACTTATGATGCAGGTCCCACAACACGCAGCAATATTCTTCTCTGATACAAACGGCGCTTGCTTAGCGACTTCAACAAGCCTTTGTACGTTCTCGTTTGCTCCCCAGCGCTTGACTACACCAATGAACTCTTCTACATCGTGGCCAGCCAAATAATGCTTTGGTAAGCCTGTATGGTCGCTATAGATGATTTCACCATCTTCGTCACGCTCAACACCAATGTGATAAAGTTCATGCTCGATCAATGCACAGAAATCACGATCATTAGAGTTTTCACAAAAGCTTGCATCGATAGTGATTAGATAAACAGGCACATAACCAAACCAATCCCGCATCTGTTGTTCCTGGCGTGCTTTCTTCCAGCCACCTTGGTTAAACATCACTTTTTCACATTGACCAAGCACCATACGTTTCTTTGCCATACATGCAGATGATGCCCAAGCAAATGCTAAGAATGTTTCGTCATCGTGAAGCAGCTCAGCAATATGGTCATGGTCTGGGTTATGAAGTTCACCACCAAGCGTTAAGAAGTTTTTAATCACCCAGTCTTTTAATTCCACGGCGGGTGCAAGTCGAATCGCTTCTTCTTCCTCCGCCTGATCAATCAGATCCGTTGGCGGGAATGGTCTGATCTGGTCCATTGAATGATTCTCTCTTTAAGTTTTTAAGCCATTGATATGCGAATTGAGCTTCTATCTGTAATGAGCCAAATTCATTAATCTTGTATCTGTTGGCAGACTCTAATCGAACAACAGTAAAACCCATCTCGGCAGCATGATCATATCGATCCACGCTCCAAGCTTTATTTGCTAATTTGCCACGGCGACCACCTGACCAAGGTCCACCTGAAATTTCAACCAGAATTCGATGTTCAATTAAATGAAAATCAAAACGCCAATGTTTTGTAGATTTGAAGTGAAACTTCTTCTCGTACTTGATACCTAAGACATCTAAAGCCTGCTGAAAGTCTTCTTCAGCTTCTAAATATTTCAGTTTTGCCTTAGGTAATGGTTTTGCTCGGGGCTTAGTTTTAGGTGGGCGTTTTTTAGTTTTCCAGAAGTAGGCTTTTTCATCCATAAATCACGCCCAATAAAAAAAACCTCCAGAAGGAGGCGTTTTTAAATATAAATTATTTGAGTGTATAACTTGAATCTGAATCCGGATAATTATTCCAACCTGTCCAAATTTCCGTCAACACCACCTTATTACCATTAATCGATTTGACTTTATAGAGAAAAGTTCTTGGCGGGCTAATTTCATTAATTCGATTACTTTCGATTAATATAAAAGTTGAGCCATCAATCCATCTAACCTTTGTAGGTAGTTCTACTTCGCACTTATTTGGGTCTGAGCCAATACTCAATAAACCTGAGTTCTTTTTTAAAGATAAACCAGCACACTTCGCCCCATTCATAGAAAGAATCTTTCCATCAAGTTGGGTTCTGTAATCCGCTGCATTTACCGTTGAACAGATTACAAGTAATGCAAATAAATATTTTTTCATTTAGATTAATTCGATTATAAAGTTTGAAATTTAATTATAAGTCATTATTTTTATTATGCAAAATCATAAAGGAGTATTACTTTTCTCCATGCAATTAAAAACCACCCGAAGGTGGTTGGATACTCAATACCCGATAATATATCTATCGACTCTATTTTCAATAGTCCAGTTGTCTGGTAAAAAGGCCGCTGAATTGGTTAATGAGCCTAAATAATCTTTTGAAACTGTAACTTTGCAAGTTGCCTCCTTGCCAAAACCATCAAAACTTAAGCCCTGATAAATTTCACAATTGGAAAACGCGTTTGCATAAATTTTTCTGTCTTTTATTAGATTATTTTTTTCATATTCATTCGCTTTTTGATAAGCCAACTTAAATTCAGTATCCGCTTTAGATACAAAATTATTAGCCGCTTCTAGTAGACACCCATTACGTGCAGCTGAATGTTTGAGGTTTTCAGGCTCATTTAAACAACCAATCAATTTGTTTCTAACTTGTTTTTTGTATAGCTCATATGAACCTGCCATTGAACTCATGGAAACCAACAAAATCAAACAGCCTAAAAATAATGTTCTCATGTACCCTCCTTTATTTTAAGGCTCTGATTATATTGTATTAATCAGAATTAAAACTAATAAAATATGATTATTAGCACAAAGCTTCTCTCAAATTCTTAATCCGCTCTTTCAGCTTAATCATAATACCATCGATCGCCAGCATCTCATTTCGAGTCAAACCCGATCGACTTAAGTTTTGGTACTTAGCCAGCTCGGTACTGCAAAATTCTAAGTCTTGTTTAGCTTGTACTTTGTCTGTCATAAACACCCCATATAAGAAATGAAAAACCCCTCAACATCTAGAATGCGAGGGGTTTTTATATGCCGTAATACGTTCGGCTAAAAATCAAATAAAGGAAGACTTCCTTTGAATTGCGGAAACTCATCTATACAAATGTTACGAATTAATTTTTCTACATCACAATCATCTATCATAGTTTCTTCATGAAGGATCTTGGCTAAGTAATAGTTTTTGCCATTGAACTCATGAAATACTAACCACTCTCCTGTTAATTTTCCCTGTTCCGCTTTTTTAACCATTTCCTGAAATGTTAACTCAATAAATGAGTTTAAAAGAGTTGAGCTGATGGAATTGTTTTTTTTGTAATGTTTTCTTATTACATCCCCAGTTCTTCTTTCCCCTCTTTGATGTGTGAGAGGATTAATGCAATTACGCTTAAACTCTTCCCAACTATCTGACCCGTAATGTTTCTTTTTCAGACCTCTAAGTGGATTATGCAGATACTGCTCAGCAGGTTTAAATTCACTTTTGACAAAATCAGGATTTTCAAGGTGTTCGATTTCGTTAACTAAAAATTGAATTGGTATTTTCTTTATATCCATCTCAATTAATTGAATAATTAAATACCAACTAAATCGACCCGATAGCAGAGTATCCCAATTTCTATTGCAAAGATTTTTTTTTACTTGGTTAAAAGATGCAGAAATTACCGAATCCTCATAGTTTAGAACATCATTAATATGAGGTATTTGATTATACATTTGAATAAGTTGTAAAGATTTCATAAGAATTAGTAGTATTTGCCAAATTAACTACATTAGCTTATTTCCTATGATTTGGATAAACCACAAACAAAAAGCCCGATCATTTGACCAAGCTTGAAATTAGGTGGCGGCATTCAACTTAAACCACTAGGAATAAGAGTGCCGCCATAAAAAAAACCCACAAATTATATTGTAGGCTATTAAAATCTAAAAGATTAGTCAGGGAACTATCTACTAAATCTGACGCGAATATTGCAGAAAACCTGAACAGATTGCAATACCAAATGCATCTAAAATACATATTCATAAAAATTTAATATTTCAGAATGCAAAAAGCCCATCAGTTTGATGAGCTCTTTATTTAAGGCGTATTCAACTTTGAATAAAACCAATCTAGATAATCTTCTTTATCTCTAAAATTGGGAGCCTCATTTACATTGAGAATTATTTCAGCACCATTCGCAAGAATCACATAATTACTAGCTGTTCGAGCTTCCTCATCATTTGGTCGAGCTAATTCAAAATAATTTTTGAGAAATAACATATTGCAAACCATATTGTCAGCCATAATAGCCAATCGAGATAGATTTGCATTTTTTTGGAAGTACTTTGGACTCACATCAGCTTGCTGATAGTGTTTACTATTAATAAAGTCATTATATTTTTCTTCCAACCTCTGATGATCCATGGGCTACTCTATTCTTAAATTTTAGTTAGTCTAATCTACATCGTGTTTAAAAAGATGTCTCTGCTTTGACAACAAAAAAGCCCATCTTTTGATGAGCTTCTAACAATTACTTCTTCATTTACTGATATTGACATGCTTTTTCTAGAATAGCTTCTCCAATAGAGCTAGGGATAACATCTTTCATTTCCACATAAGAAAATTGGTGCGAATTTACTAAGCTACCATTCTTTTTATATTCTGCGTAAGACCTCATGCCCGAAGTTAAAGCATTACAATCTATATGCCATAAATCAATCCCGTAATCACCTACAGAAAATCCGTCTTTAGTAATATCATTATAAATAATTTTTTTAACCCAAACTTTTAAATAAGACTTACCACCATATTCCGATGCTGTTCGGATTTTATCAGGGTCTATAAGGTAAATGTTTTCATTTGTAGAACCTACACTTTCCCATTCTGCATTCGCTTTCGCGGAAAAAAAACCTAGCATTAATAAAGCAAAGACTATTTTTAACATAATTATGTCAATTCAGTTTAATTACAATAGTTTACAATTCTATTATATAAATAAAATATTGACCAATATTTATTATGAAAAAAGCCCACCTTTCGATGAGCCTTTAAGATATTTAGTGAATCACTATAACTTCGTCCACTATAGCAGAAATATGCCATATTGCGTTTAAACGGTCAATACTGGATTATGCTGAATGTTTGAATGAGAATTGATCTTCAATCTGTTCACAAACTTTTACTGCTTGAGCAAGTGGTGCTAATTTATTTAAAAGCTCAATTAAACTTGGCATATTACGAGCACTGAAATAACTTATATCACCCCCTGTAGGGCAAAATTCAACTAAATATTTAGGAAGGGTTGATTCAATAGTAAGTACATACATTTGTATCGGATTTCCTAATGTTGAGTCATCAATTTGATATGTACCAAAACCATCACGATAACCAAGATTGAAAATTGCAAATCCAATATCTTGGGAATCATTAATCGCTAAATATTCATCAATGAAATTTTCCCCTTCAATCCAACCATCCTTATAATTAAATTCCCAAATTTCTTGCATCTTTTTACCCTGTTGTTAGAAAACTATATCGCCCAATTAAAAAGAATCTAGCACAACCAACCATAATATTCACTTGCCCTTTAGATTGATTTATAAGTGATGCTACTGCACCTAAGCTTCGATTTTCTACCTTATGCTTTACAAGACACATCACAGCATATTTGGCTTGATAATCAACCTCATCAGACTTAAAGATCCCTCTTAATAGATCCTGAACATGATCCGCCTCATAATTACTAATCTCACACGTAATATGTGACTTACTCTTGCGAGGTGTTTTGTCTGCTTCTTGTATTAACCAATAGATCTGATTCACATGCAATCCATCTGGTAAGCCACCACCTTTCATGCGAACAGTCTCACACCAAGCCCCAAACTGCTCCAACCAGCCATCAATATTATATTTAGACCAATCCATCGTTTGTGCCTTAACCGCTAAATTCATCCCCTATACCTCTCTTACATCTATGCCGTGAACTGCCTTCATCAAGTGTTTCTTGTTGCGATAACTCGCTAATTTTCTTGTCGCTACTGACTTCACATCCTCCACTACAAACTCTCCAGTACTGTGGTAATACGTGAAATCAGCAAAATATCTCAAAGCTGGTTTTGCCCTTTTCTCCCCTTCAATTTTTGTCTTTGGTGCCAATTCAAATTTGGTATGGTGCTTTAGATCTCGGATCTCACCACGTTGTTGCATTGCCTTAAGTTCAATGTAGCGCCGATGCTCCTTTTTGCTATCAAAGGTCATTCCATCTAATTCGACTTTTTCTGCTTTAAACTTATTTCCCTTTCCATTGCCTTTCAATTGCTTTGGTTTTGGAAACATTTCACGGTACTGGGCAATGCTGATTGAACTCATTTAGAACTACCCGCTCCTACCTTTTCAAAACAACTCTCTATACCTGTGTAGCTATAACCACGCTCATCTTTTGCCTTAATCATTATTACTCCTGATCGACTACCTCGCTTAATAGCTACGACTCTCAGCTCACCTTGCGGATTCCAACTGGCTTGCTTGAATGCATCTTTATCTGGAGTAACCAGGTCCCCAATCTTTAAATCAGCCACCTTTACGCCACCTCCAGTAAGTTGCCACTAAAGCCAACCTGTTTCAGGTAGGACTCCCATTTTTTGGCTTGGGTTGGATCTTCGAGTTTTACGGCGATGCGTGCTGCGAGTTTTTCAAAGGACTCTCCTGGTTCGCTGTACTTGCTTGAAAACTCAGGATGGTGAGCAAGTTTCTGTGCGAAAGTGGCTATCTGTTTTTCAGTCAGGTGTTTTGGGTTATTCGCTGCAGATGTTTTGCCATATCCCGCTTTGGTCTCTTGGGAGTACTTATTGCGATATGCGTTCAGCAACCAATCGGCAAAGTGGAAGTTCATGAGTTCATCGCATAGGGATTTGTCTTGGTTGTAAATCTCGAATGCTCGTTTTTCCCGTTCAGCCCATTTCGCTGTCAGGATGGTTTTTGGATCGATGCTGTCATCGGCCAAAGAAATTTCTTCTCGAAGTTTTTTGAAGCAAAGCCAATCTTTTTTATTTTTAGATTCATCTGGAAGATTCTTTGGTAGATTCCGTGTCCCATTGTTGGGACTGTTAGGTGGGATTGTTGGGACTGTTTCAAGGGAACAATGGAACTGTTCCGTTGTTGGTACTGTTCCATTATTGGGACTGTTTAAATCGGGGCTTTCCTGATTAAAGTGTTCCGTTGTTGGGACTGTTTTATTTTCTCGTCCAGAAACACCACACAAGCGGTAAACCTTAACTTGTTTGGTTGCTCCTTTACGCTCCCCTGTATCTTGAATTAAGCCATCTTCAATAAGTTCAGCAATAATCTTCAATACGGTTTTACGGTCAAGTGTGGTGTCGTCTTTTAAACGGTTAACACTTGGGTAACAGGTGTGGTCTTCTCCAGCACGATCAGCAAGTGACAAAAGCACTAATCGTTTTAGTGGTTTTAAACTGCCATTTTTGCGATCAGGAAATTGAACACCCCATGCCCATTTGGTTGCATCTAGGCTCACGCTTCACCTTCCTTTTCAATAATCTGTATAAAGCGACCAAACATTATGATTCGCTCGGCACGTAACAGGCTTGCGATGATCTCTCCTGCATACCAAGCCGAGATTCGATGTTCAGTCATCAGCATTTCTATTAATTCATCACGCATAACCGCTGCATTGGATTCGTCTCGGTTAATTGTGCGTAAGTTGGCTTTTCGGATATCCAGTAAACCCTCTAATGTACGAAGCGCTGGCTCATACCATGACTGAACACCTTGAGCGTGTTTATACTCAGGTTGTTTCTTAAGTGCCTTGTTGGTAATCATGGAACCTCCGCTAATGAGTGTTCAGCTTCGGTTAGACGGCGTTTTGTCATAAGTTCCGTGGTTGAAGCACTACGGACAAATCTTTTATTTATTGTCAAAATTCCCATGCCAATAAAAACATCCACTGTGTTTTCATAGACCTCTGTCACGTGATAAAGGGCATCAAAATCAAGTGGAATACCCTCAAGTACAACAACATCCCCGATTAAAAAATCTTCATTGTGCTCAATTACTTGTTGTGCTAAATTTGTATTATTCAATTTGATCCTCCAAAGTTTTGAATAAGCGCAAAAAGCCTGATGTTCGAGATCAGGCTTTTTCTTTTTCAAAATTTGCCGTGTATTTCTTCATTTGTTTAAGTGCTGCCTGATCAACTGCAGCAATCAGTTCTGTTAAACCCTGAGTGAGTTGATGGATCTCTTCGTACTCAGCAGGTGTAATCACCCCATCCTCATAAGCCTCATACACAACATGGTTAGCCTTTCCACTTTTAATGTTGTGCTGCATCATTGCCTCAAAAATTGACAATTCATGATGCTTGCTTGGATCGCAATTCACTGGAACCAATGCATAGCCCAATTGGTGCGCCCACACTTTTAGAAGTTCAGGGCTTTGCGTGAACATCATGATAGTTTCGAGCTTCTTTAAGCTTGGTAAGTGATTTGGCATTCTTACGTTGCCGTAATTGCAAATTGTGTTATGCGAGTCACCAGTAACCTGAGCGATCTCCTTCGGGGTGATACCTTTGGTCTGGTGTATCATTTTAAAAAGTGCTGTTTGCGCTTCACTGCTCAGAGATATTTCTTGCATTGTGAAATCCTTGTTTTATTTCACGTTTCTTTAAAACATTGACCGAAACATAATTGGTTAGGCTGATACAGGTTGATTTCTCAGATAGTCAAAATCTGCTTCAGGACACAATGAGTCGCATGGCACCTTGCCTTTGCTGGCTTTATCTATCCGGATTGCTAATGGTGCACCGCACTTCTTATTCACATAGATAATTTGTTGGAGATTTCCAACCGTTGTTAGGCATTCTTTTGCGAATTCCTTACGCCCTTCAGGTGTAAGCCCTAAGAGATAAATTTTGAGTTGCTCGACATTAGAGGAAGACATGTAAATCTCCTTAATAAATATATTTAGTAAATACTAATTTTTATTACTAATCCTGTCAATAAATCTTTAGTGATTACGAATTTACTTTTTACTAAAAACTATATGAAATACTAAATATGGATAAAATCACTTTAAGACGCAGAAACTTGCGCACAGCTATAGATGCCGCTAACAAAAAATTAGGTTTGAGATCTGATGTTGCTTTCTGTGAGCACTTTGATTTAAACCCTAGCCATATATCTCAGCTAATTAATGGGCATGGGAGTTTTGGTGAGCGTGCAGCAAGAAATCTTGAAAAAAAGATTGGCCTAGAAGATGGGCTACTAGATAAGGCAGAAGATATAACTTCTCAAGCAACTCCAGAATCAAGCTTCAGTAATGTCCGTATTGATACATCACCATTACGCAAAATTCCCGTATTAGACTTTGTTCAGGCAGGCTTGTTTCATGATGTTGGTTATGATGGTCTTAATCCTAAGAGTGAGACTTATACTACTTATCAGAATGCAAAACCTGAATGCGTATTTTCATTAGAGGTATCTGGCTTAAGCATGACTCCTGAATTTAATCCAGGTGACAAGCTGGTTGTTGATGCATCCTTACCTCCTTACCCAGGATGTTTCGTGATTGCTCAGAACGGCAGTCATGAGGCTACTTTTAAGAAATATCGTGCTATTGGATATGATGAACATGGGCGAGAAACTTTTGAGTTAGTACCTCTAAACCCCGACTTTCCAACATTGAACTCAACTCAACAAGAGATCCGTATTATTGGCGTGGTGGTTGAACACTTAAGAAGTTTTAATAAATAACAAAATTAGAAGTTTATGCTGCTAATCCAATAACAATCTAATTAGTAGCTATAAAAATAAAGGGGGTATTGCATGATATTGGAAGAATTTATAAATGATAATTTGCTTTATGGCACGGCTTTGATTGATTTGCAAATTAGCAATAAGGGCTCAAATCCATTATGGACTGGTTTTGTTTCTACAAATCAAGGGGAGTTTCCAGCTTATATTAAGAAGTGCCGTCACCTAGACGGACTGTGTATTGAAATCATAAGCTCATTACTAGGATTGATGCTCAACATCCCAATTCCTAAGCCAATCCTCGTTTTAGTTGAGCCTGGCCATCCTCAAATTGTTGTAGACAAACCAACACTCCTATTTGGCTCACAAATGTACGACATGCCATCATTTGAGAGATTCCTAATGGATCACCAGTTAAGTGAAGAGTGTTTGCTAGAATATTCTGATTTGCATTCAATTGTTGCTTTTGATGAGCTAATTGCAAATCCAGATAGAAATAATGCAAATATTTTGTATGATGGTGACTCCTTTAGATTCATTGATCATGAAAAAGCTTTTTCTGCAATGCAAGATCCTAGATCACCACTCAATGAAATGACTAAAGTTGGCAACATTTCAGATATCGTTCAACACTACAAAGGTGAAAATGAAGTATATATTCATAAATTAATGTCGAAAATTAAGAAGTCAATTAGTGACGAGATGTGGGCAGAAAATTGCGATTCACTTACTCAAAAAGTTAAGGATAATTCGATACTCAACGAATATAATGCAATTATTGAAAGAGTTAGAAATTTCTTAGCGGCTAGGAATAGCGTATTGGCAGTATTAATTGAAAATGCTATAAAGCCGCCACAACACCCTCAGCAACTGGAATTATTAGGAGGTTAAGATGTTTGATAAAATTTCATTCCCCTCTGCACCTAATTTTTTTGCTGAATGGAAAACTGTCTATTTTGAACCAATCCCAAACAGTGGAGAGCGTATTGCTATTTTAATAACAACTCGGGATTTAAGCGGAAAAATTGAAATATTTGACGCACTGCATCCAACAGTTATTGATAGCTTGTATGGATCAAAAGCCCCATCATTTAATGGATATATCAAACTAATAAAATCTAACATTTTAAAGAATAATGGTGAGTCTACTATTGATGGTGTATCTATTGGGGAATGGCATGCATCCCAATCTGAGAATATTCAAGGAATTGTTCGACAAGCACTTTATAAAACTGCGAGCCTTGGATCTGTTGCACTAAAAGGCTTGTTTGAGCAGGAAGATAGTAATATTGAAAATGAGCAAGTTGATAATCGTTGGTCTAAGCGTATCAAAAATGCAGTATTAGACATTGATCCTTCGTATGAAAATTCGTTTGATGTAAAAATTCCAGTTGGAAAGGATGTCAAAATCGCTTGTGGTTTTCATACCTCTCGTTACTCTGCGAAATTTAACGTTTGCACATCTCAAACCATCATGCGTATGAAATCAAACTTAATGGATTTACAGATATTTGATTCTCACAACATTTCTAGCAATTACGATTTAATCATACAAATGCCAACGGATGATAATCTTCAAGTCTCACTAAAAACATTAGCTCGGATGCGAGAAAATATTGAGCTACTTAAAGATGAGGTTGCATCGAAATCCAATATTAAAATATTTACATGCAATTCCGAAAATGAAGGCGCCACAAGAATATTTGAAATGCTTAAAGCAAGCTAAAATTCCTTATGAGGAAACCATACAACCCATCTTAGTGATGGGTTTTAAATTTAAACATCTATCTTTTTTTACACTAAAACTTAATTGGCAATTATTATGAAAATAAAAATACACTTAACACTAGTTCTTCTCGCAATCCTGAGTGGGTGCTCAAAACAAGAATCCGCTACTCAAGTGACCGACACACATGCATCAGCACAATTCGAGAAGTTAGATGCAATTATTAATGGCTATTTAGATAAATTAGATGACCCAAAAACTGCTCTGACTGAACGTAAAAAAATCCTCTGTATTGATTATCCAAATGTTTACAATAAAGAGTATGCTCCTCTTTTGCTTAAACATTTCCCTAACGAAATTACTCAAGCCAAGCTAGATCATGATCTAAAATTAGCTTTGGATTACTACAAAGGAAAAGGCAACATTCAATGTTAGGGTTAATGAATTTGATGTTGATATTATTGAGCTTGTTCCATTAAATCCTGATTTCCAAACACTTAACTCAAATCAGATAGATATCTTAATAATTGGCGTTGTTGTTGCTCACAATAGGAAGTTCAAATACTAAAGATGCAAAAAATTGAAGTAAATTCTCACAAAATTAGCTATGTGCTTTACCAGCACCTCTTATTAACTGTAGTGCTTAGGACTGGTGAGAGATTTATTTATAGACTTCTTGAAGCAAGTACATTCACTAAATTTATAGAAGCAGCTGATAGAGACAAATTTTATAAAAGCCAAATTGAGATGAATAAGAAATTTAAAAGAATTCAGCTTTTTGTGTAATAAAAACCCTTGATGCAGGAAAGCATAATGATCGCAACACTTAATAAATCCAAAAATGCACTAATGATTAATCGTCAAGAATTTAAATTAGCATTAGAAAAAATTGGCGCAGGAATTGATAAACAAATAGCCTCGCTCAAAAAAGCCAAACAAAGCTATGACCCTACGGAAATAGCACGCGAGGTCTTTGATGAGGTAAATATCTTTGACGCCATTATTGAAGGTTTTAACGAGGCAGAAAGCACCAATCTAAAGCTAACTGACATAACCAATATTGAGGCAGCACAAGGATGGATAGATGAATTTTTAGAAAAGTATTCTAAGTTATAAACCCATAAATCAATTTTTGTTGGCTGGATAAATAAAACTGCGAACCCGACATGGCTAAAAACTGGGAACAAATATGATTTTAGATCGAGAGTTACAGCTTGAGTTATTAAGCAAGATTGCAGAATGCTATCCATTTGCGTGGACTGATTTTGAGAAAAAACCTGATAGTGAGGATTATCTCAAGACTGCTATTAATCTTAATTATTTAAAGGGGCACGGTTTATTAAGCGAGGATGCAACAAGCGTAAGACCCAGCACATCAGGAAGTGGCGGTGGTGTAATTTTAATTTCAAAACCTAAAATCACCGAAAAAGGATTAGATTTTCTCAAAGATGATGGTGGTCTTTCGGCGATCTTAGGTGTTGTCACCGTTAGATTTGAGGCTGATACCATTCGCACTATTCTTCAGTTAAAGGTGGATCAATCTGATTTATCGCCTGCTGATAAGCAGAAATTGAGTGATGTGCTTCAAGAGCTGCCCGCCGAGAGTATAAAACACCTGACAACGAAAATTGTGGATACGGGTTGGGATGGTTTAGGCTCTCTAATGAGCTTAATTCAAAGCAGCCTTTTTTAGCAATATTTTTGAATTTTAAATACCCTATTGGTTGAGTGTAATCACCAACTGGTACAAAAAATTCAGGCACATCTTCTTTAACGTGCTCAATATAAACTTGTGTTGAGTTCGGGTGAAGTCGATTTTCCATTAAAACCAATGTTTCTAATTTCATAAGAATACCTTTTGCTGCGAACCCGACGCAGCTCCTTAGTACAGATCGGGTGGAGGAAATAAGTGGACATGATTCGTGTTAGATCTAGCTCAATAGATGCTGTGGGATACAACCCAGATACCAATCATTTGTATATTAAGTTTAAAAATAATCCCAAAAATTACACTTTTTACAATGTGCCCTCTCATATCTACAATGAGCTAATGGCGGCAGCATCTAAAGGTCGTTATTACCATAGAAACATTGAGGGTCGCTACAGAGGTTGATATTGAGCAATTTCGCTATTTCATCAATCTGCTGTATTTGTTGATTGTGATCAATGCGCCAATGCGTTCCATCTTCCTTGGCGTCTACATCATCTGTGGTAATTGTGTTATTGCAAGCACTTAAACTCAATTGAACACTAACCAAAATTTTTCGAATATTTACTAATTCCGATTCAGTTAAGCCCATCTCAAAAACTCCAACCAACCCATCCCAGTGATGGGTTTTCTTTTTATTAATTTAGCACAACCTAAACATTTCACTAAATTAATTTAGTAAATATCTTGACTAATTATTTAGTAAATACTAAATTAAACCTCGTAAACACAAAAAAGCCCTGACATCTTGGCGGACACAGGGCTTTGCAAACTTTGCGAGGTCATTATGAATCAAACAATCAAACATAGTCAAATGCCAAAGTTCGAAAAGAACCAAAGCAATACAACTCCTTTTCTTCATCAACCGCCTACTGCTGAAAACACAGTGCGTTACAAGTCTAAATCAGGTTTGGTTTTAGTCTCGTTGATCATAAGTACTGCTTGTATTTCAGGTTTCACAAGCTGTTCCGCTGATCGTCATCAAACTGCTGCTCAAGTTGAACACATCGTTAAAGCGGGAGTTAAGCCATGAGTACACAAACTCCTAATAACTTCTCAGAGCTTCTTTCTATTGATGAAAAAGGCTTCTACACCATGCGTCTTGGACACACCAACTATGTTGAGCGCGGTAAAGATATCTATGTGGTTGACCACAGAACAGGTGCTCTAACCAAAGTTGAACTTGAAGTGCATGTTGCAAAACCGTGGATTCGCAGAAGTTTTGACAATGAACACTCGTTTCAGCGACGTAAACATGTAGCCGAAGTTTTACAACGTACAAACATCCCTTTACGAGACCGTCGTGCGTATAAAAAACGCATGGGCTGGGTTGGTGCTTAAGGAGTAACGGATATGACAAATACAAATCAACAAAATTCTAATGCTGTAGAACAACCTGTGAACGTATTACAGCTTATTCAACTTGAACTTAAAGCTCCAAAAAGTAAGCGCAATACCTTTGGTAACTATAACTACCGTAACTGTGAAGACATTCTGGAAGCAGTTAAACCCCTACTGCAAAAATACAATGCCTCACTGGTTATTACCGACGAGGTTCAGGAAGTTGGACCTGTTGTAGTCGTAACAGCAAAAGTTATCTTTACCGATGCCAATGGTAAAGAAACTACGGTTCAAGCCCATGCAGGTGTAGAGATCAGTAAGAAAGGTATGGATGTAGCTCAAACTTTTGGTGCATCTAGTTCTTATGCGCGTAAGTATGCCCTGAATGGCTTATTCCTGATTGATGACACCAAAGACTATGACTCTGATGAATATCATAATCAGGTCAACAATAATGCCCGAAATAATACGCAGCAGAACAATAACCGAACTCAACAAGCTAACGGTAATCCTGGCAATCAACAAAAGTCCAATCAGCAAAATGGTAATGGCCAACAACAAAAAACCATTGGGCAACGCTATAACGATGCGCTTATATCGATTCGTGAGGCTAAAAAACCTCAAACACTCGATAAAGCGATTAATACTTTTGCAAATACACAATATAACGAAGCTATACGGCGTGCATGCCGCGCTCGGGCAGATCAGATGGGTTGGGATGAGATTCCTCCTCAACAAAATCAACAACAGCAATCTTTGCGTCATTAACCCGAGGGCTGCTTATGAAATTCAAATACTCAACAATCACCCGAACACTCACAGTGTTTGGGGCAAAGATGACACATGTTTTTGACAACGTCAGTGTTGGTGAAATTGAAGAACTTGTGATTAATGCGAAGTTCAAAGAAGCGCTTTGGAGAACAAAATGAATAATACACCTATGGATTTAAATGCTGTTTTATTCGCTCAACTTGATCGCCTAAGCAATCCAGAATTAAAAGGTAGTGCACTTGAAGCTGAAATCCAAAAAGCTGAAGCGATTGAGAAAATTAGCGAACAGGTCATCAAGAATAACAACATGCGTCTTAATGCTGCAAAGCTTGTAGCCGAATATCGTGGAATTAAGAATGCAGATCCTGCCCTTATTCCACAGTCTTTGATTGGGTGAGCTATGCCAAAAGGTACTGCAATAAAATACACCCCTGAGCAGTTAGATTTTATTAAATCTAACTGCTCCTTGGGGCGAAAAGAATTGACTCAAAAAGTAAATGAAGTGTTTAGCACTACATTAACAGTCGACCAAATCAGTTCTCTGTGCAAACGTAATAAATGGAATACTGGTAGAACTGGTTGTTTTGAGAAAGGCTCAAAACCATGGAACACAGGCACCAAGGGTGTCTGCCAACCCAACTCAGGAAACTTTGAAGCTGGGCAGATAGCCTGGAACAAGAAGCCTATCGGTTATGAGCGCATTTGCTCAAAAGACGGATATGTCCTAGTCAAAACCGCAGAGCCAAACGTATTTAATTTAAAGCATCGGGTTATTTGGGAAAATACACATGGACCTATTCCAAAAGATCAAGTTCTAGCATTTAAGAACCAGGACAAAACTGATTGTAGATTGGAGAACTTAATTCTAATGAGTAGAGCTGACATGGTTCGTTATAACCAAAGTTATCAGAAGTTAGCCAATCCTGAAAATAATGAATCTTGCCTACTTATGGCTAAGATTAAAAATAGAAAGTATGAGCTTATTAAGGAGGTGACATGATGGGGGTTGCAATAGATTTAACAAATACAGAACGTAGAATTTCCACTGCGGAATTTGCTCTAAGAATGAATATTTCAGAAAAGGAGTTGTACGCAAGAATAAACGGTGGCCGTATTAAACCACCAATGAAAGATGGTCGAAAAAACTATTGGTTGAACAGTTATGTTTTGGAGTGCATCGTGAATCCAGATGATGATAATATTGCATCGCTGAATGCATGAAATAGATATAAATCACAGGTCGCATTTGGCGGCCTTTTTTTTACAATAAAATTAAATGTGAGTAATATTGTGAGTAATATCCAACAAGCATAAATAATTAATTATATTTTTCATATATTTATGTTATGAATGTTGAATAGCATCCATCGTCAGCATGGCTGCGGAACGAATGATTTCATTATTGATTTTACAAATTTCATAAATTGCAGCAATAAAAAAGGCTTTGCCGTCTTTACGCCTCACACCCCATCGTTGTGGTTTATTTTCAATATATTTACTTTCATAAAACTCAGTGACTGGAATTACACCAAACTTACATTTATAAGCCGCATCCTGAAAGCTAGGCTTTTCAAAAATTGTCTCATGTCTAGCATTATAAGTACGCTTAGAGGCACTGGCATCTTCAGCCCATTTCGGCACGAAACCAAATAATACTTCTCGCCACTCAAATCCATGCTCAGATTTAAACAATAACGGAGTTTTATAACTCGGATAAACCTCTTCCAGATATTCAAATGGAATTTGTGGCAAGCCGAATTGCTGTAGTTGCGACAAGGTTAGAGGTTTAAAATTGGCACACATCTTCAGGTCTACCGATTTTTAGTTGTTAATCTTTTTAAAAGCCACATAAAAACGCCAATACATAATTGCTTGTACAAGAATTGAAGTAACTAATGATATCCATCCTTGATAGGGAGAAAATATTTTTTGAGTCTGAGAGATATCTATAAATCTCATAGAAAACACCAAAATAATCACAATAAAGACAAATAATAAGAAATATACTAAAAAGATCTTTATAGTAATTGGCAAGCTAATACAAATTAAACGATTAAGAAACTGCTTTCCATGACCTCCACCATTTGCAGTAAAACAAAAATTCACGGCAATGATGAGCATTAAGATAGTAATTACCGTATTAATAGTGCTAGGTACGATATCAACAACAGGGGAAAAGCGAATAGCAAACATCATTAAAAAAGTAACAGAAGCACTTATCAAATAATAGTTTTTATAATCTTTATCAGCTAAACGTTCATTTTTCAAATCATCAATTAATTTATTCGTGTTCCAAAAATACATTTTTCTTCTCTATTAAAAAAAAGAGGTATCTATCAACCAGATACCTCCACAAACCTATAAGGTAATATTAGTCACCTGTATAACCTTTAAGTTTCAAACGTGCAGCATGTAACAATGGCTCAGTGTAACCTGAAGGCTGAACACCCCCCTTGAAGATTAAATCAGAAGCTGCTTGGAAAGCGATATTGTTATCAAAGTCTGTTGCCATTGGTGTATACAATGGATCATCAGCATTTTGACCATCTACAATTTTAGCCATGCGTTTCAAGACTTCTTCAACTTGTTCACGTGTAACGATACCGTGACGTAACCAGTTTGCAACGTGTTGTGAAGAAATACGTAATGTTGCACGGTCTTCCATTAAACCAACGTTGTTGATATCTGGAACTTTAGAGCAACCTACACCCAAGTCGACCCAACGAACTACATAACCCAAGATACCTTGACAGTTATTTTCAAGTTCATTGTTGATCTCTTCAGCCGACCAGTTAGTCTCTGGAGCAAACGGAGGCGTTAACAAATCATCTAAAGAAAGCATTTGTTCAGCTTTTAACTGATCTTGGCGTGCTTTTACATTCACTTGATGGTAATGCATCGCATGTAGAGCAGCACCCGCTGGTGATGGCACCCAAGCACATGATGCACCAGCATTTGGATGTGCAGCTTTAGTCGCTAACATATCTTTCATACTGTCTGGCTTAGGCCACATACCTTTACCAATTTGCGCCTTACCTTGCAAACCACACTCTAAACCAATTGCTACGTTACGGTTTTCGTAAGCTGCAATCCATTTTTGTGTTTTTACTGCTTCTTTACGAACAACTGGTGCTGCTTCCATAGAAGTATGGATTTCATCACCTGTACGGTCCATAAAACCAGTGTTAATAAAGATCGTACGGTCTTTAGCAGCCTCAATACAGTTTTTCAAGTTAACTGATGTACGGCGCTCTTCGTCCATAATACCGATTTTTAAAGACTTCGCAGGTAAGCCAATTGCTTGTTCTGCACGTTCAAACAATTCAACTGCAAATGCAACTTCTTCTGGTCCATGCATTTTTGGTTTAACGATATACATTGAACCTTTACGAGAGTTCTTGTTCTCATTTTGACCACGAATATCAGCAACACTGAGTAACGGTGTTACCAAAGCATCCATAATGCCTTCAAAAATTTCTTCGCCATCGACCAAAATAGCAGGGTTCGTCATTAAATGACCGAC